TCACCGTGGCTGCACTTCTGCATCAATGAGCGGTAGCACCATCCCGGACGCCCGTGCCCGCAATGCCCCTTCGACGATGGTAGCCAGCCGATCCCTGGTCATCCCACTTTGTGTGACAGCATCGGGACTGCCCGTCTGAACGTACTTGATACCCTCGGATACAAGGTCACCCAGATCGGGGTTCGACGACTTCAGGTATCGCGCCTGGAGCAGATCGATGTTGGCGTTGCCGAAGTTCGTCACGGCTTTCAGGATGGCGTCCCGGTTGAAGTATTCTACCACCTTGATTCGCAGCGTCTTGGCGATCCAGGCAAGGAAGCCGAAGAAGACTGCCACGATGATCTCGCTCAGATAGGCGACAAGGATGCTTTGGCTTTGGTCGATCACGGTGTTGGCGACCGGCGTGATGGTCTGCGCCGCCGCCGGCAGCGCGGCCGCTGCCAGGAAGGCCAGTGCCAGGACCAGCCCTGACCGCCACAGGATCAAAGCCAGGACGACAAGGGCTAGGACAGCAATCGTAAGCAATGCGAGACTAAGCATGGTCAATTTCCTTTCATCCATGCGGGGACATTGAAGCCGGGGCAGGCTTTGGCGGCGTATTCGTTGTGGCCGCTGACTCGCTCGATCTGCGTGCGCGAGCTGATCGCATCAATCATCTGACCGAGGGTGACATCCTGCTGGTGCGTGAAATGCGTGCTGAAGCTGTCGGTCTCGGCCGAGCCGTGGCCGCCGATCAGGCAGATCCCGATCGTGCCGCTGTTCTTGCCGACCGTGTGGGCGCCGATCACCGTCTCTGCCCTGCCGGCGAGAACCTTGCCGTCGCGATCGATGATCCAGTGATAGCCGATGTCGTTCCAGCCATTGGCCAGGTGCCAGCGGCGGATCTCGGCGACCTTCTCTGCGATCGGGCGGCCGGCCATCCAGTCGTGCCGGGTCGCGCTGCAGTGCACGATGATCTCATGCACGGGGTGCCGGGCGGCGCCCTGGTAGATCGTCGCCGTGGTCGAGGGCTTGATCACGCCGGCAGCGGGCTTGCCCGGTGCGCCCTGCCCAAACGCCAACGCGGCGGCGCGGGTCTTCGGCCCATCGAGCCCATCGATCGGGCCCGGTGTGTAGCCAAGCGCGTGCAGCGCGGTCTGGATCGACCGGAAGGCTTCTTTCGTCATGCTCTTCTCCATGAAAAAGCCCGCCGCAGGTGCTGACCTGGGCGGGCGAGATGGCTTGCTGCAAATCCGCACAATGGCTGTGCGAGATTAGTTCTTTTCCGTGCGCGTTAACTGTGGCTAGAAGACCCTCACAGCCGAGCAGCAGTGTTGTTGTTTTACGAGTGTCGCCGCTCGGCTGGAAAACTCCCCTCAGTACCCCGGCATTGGCCCGGTCCTGCCTGTGATGGGCCGGGCGGCGACCTGCCGCATGAATTCGGCGTCTGTCATCGCCACGGCAGCAGCCGGATCTTGGTGGGATGCAGCCAGGCCTTCCAGATCGGCCAATAATGCCGTTCGTCCTCGGGGATCAGCATCTGCCGGCACTTCAGCGCGCAGAAGAACGATGCCGCCTTCATCAGCCCGAAGACGATGTTCGCATAGCGGCCGACATGGTCCGCAAGCCAAGCGGCGGCGTCTGGCGCCCAGAGCCTCAGCAGAGGCATGAATACGTCCCAATAGAGCCCGCGAAGGATGATCGCACCGGCGAGGATCATGAAGCCCGTGGCGAACCACCAGGTGGCACTGCGCAATTCCCGGAAGCTGGCACGAAAGGCCCAGATCACGGCGAGGTAACCGATGGCGTTGATGACAGCGATGATGCCAATGGTCAGTGCCATGTCGATACTTCCTTCTCCAGCTGCTGCACGAGACGCTCGACGGCGGCCACCCGTGCCTTGATGGCGCGCTTTTCCGGAGCGGACTTCTTCAGGTGTTCGCGCATGATTTCCTCGGCCTTGGCCTCGCGTCGACCGTGGCCGGTCAGTTGCCTGATGAGCCGCCCCATCATCGCCGGTCCTCCAATAGCCGGCGCTCGTCCCGGCGGTCCTCGAGCAGTTGCACGGCGCGCCGCATGATCTCGGTATTAGCACTAGTGGTCTTGTTGGTGTCGGTCAGCAGGTCGCGGCTTTCCCTGACCGAGGTCTCAGCCATCGCGAGCATCTTGTCCTGCAGCTCGCTGTTGCGCTTGTACTGGATCCAGTTGAACAGGCCGGAGACGACGATGACGACGCCGGACAATCCGCCGCCCACCTCTTTGATGAAAGACGCTACATCCATCGGAGTGCAGTCCTTAGGCGATGCATTATCATCCCGGTCCTATCGTGCTGTTCGGAGAAGGGTTTCGCGCGCCGGTTGCTGCACGGTGTGCATATTCACGGAGACTCAAGCCCTGTTATGCGCAGATTATTCACGCGGTAGTGATTGATCCCCACTGAGAAGGTTAGTATGAGACTCGGTGGGTTTCTTGCGGCTGCCGGCGGCGGATCATCTGAACGGTATGATGATTGGGTTTTTGAGGGCCGGCTGGAAACGCGTCAAGTATATTACGGATTAGGGCTCTTCGCGATTTTTGGTGGGTCGTTTTGTTGTGAGTGAGATTTTGATCGGCAATAGTAATTTGACTTGGGCGCTGTGTATCGCGACACTCAACCGCATCGACATGTTGGAAAAGTGCATTACTTGTGCGCTAAGCCAGACGCGCCCTCCAAGGGAGATAGTAATTGTTGATGCCAGCGAAGACTGGCAAGCGAACCGCACCCGAATTGCGCATCTAATCGGTGGCCGTGTTCCTCTACAATATCTACCCGCGCCGGAGCGGTCTTCGACTGTTCAGCGAAATACAGCTATTAAAGCGTGCAGTTCGGACATCTGTATGTTGATAGATGACGACAGCCTTATGCACCCGGACTGCGCTGAGATAATCATGCAGGCCTACGAGATAGACGTGGATGGGGAGCTACTTGGCATTGCAGGCGTTGAAGGGCCGTCGCCAATGGATGTGTTGAGCGTTGCTCGAAAGGTCGGTTCGGCTAATCACGGCAGGCTAGCTTCTTTTCGCCAAACGCGCCTTATGCAGTTCCTTTGGCGGGAGCTATTCCTAATGAGCCGTGCAGTGAATTTCGTCCCATACGCGGGGCCTGCTGGTTCACGTTTACCCTCCTGGACTGCGGAACGTGGCCTTGATCTGGCTCCAACACTCCAGCTTCCTGGCTGTCGCATGACAGCGCGCCGCAGCGTGCTGTTGCAGGAGCCGTTTGAGCCGGCGTTCCGCAGTTACTCCCCGGGGGAGGACTTCGACATTTCCTACAGGCTGAGCCGCATAGGCACCATTTGCGTGGCCCGCAATGCCAAGATTTACCACCACGAGATCGCGGCCAGCCGCATCAAGCGCGAACAGGAGACTGTGCTTTCGATCTGCAACGCGGCGTTCCTACTTCGTAAACACAGTCCCAATCTAGGAAGAGATCGCCGCCTCTGGTCGCTTCTGATGTCGCGCCGTCTTTTGGCTGAGGCACTGAAAGATGGCCTATCGCGTCGATGGAAATTGCCGCAGATGCGAGCGGCATGGAGAGCCGCAGCAATCAGCCGGGGCATCCTCAAGCACGCGGATGACGATACTTTGGCAGGCTGCTATATTTCTATCCAACAGGGCATACTAACAAAGCCGACGCCGTCGCATTGACGCGAAGGCGCCGCAAGGCTCAAGCTGCTGTATAGATCAGCTTGCCACCGGTCAGCGTCACCCCTCCGGGCAGGGTTGCGCCCTCGTTGACCACAGTCACGCCCGGCCCGGTCAGGTCTTGCGACGGCAGGCCGGCCGGGATGACGATCTGCGCCGTGGACGCAAGCGTGACCGTGGCAGTCACGGTCGGATCGGTCAGGCCGTCCCCAACAGAACCTGACCGGAAAGGTTGCAGGGGCGTCACGCCCATCGAGTTGACTGAACCGATGGTGATGTTGTGCTTCGTCTCCGTTCCATCTGGCTTCCGAAGCGGCTGGACGGTGAAAACGTCGCCTGCTTGAGGCGTGCCGACCACATCGTCAAACCAGACCTTGTAAGTCTCTGCCCGTCCTGATGCCCGCTCGACTGCTGCAACGCGGCCTGTGAAGCCGCTGATGCTGCCAGTGACTTGCTGACCGATGTGCTTATAGACGAAGCGGATCTTTTCTTGACCTCCGTCCGAGGTCGTCACCTCCACGCCACGCCGGAACTCCAGCTTCCCGCCGATAGTCAAGGCGGCTGTGCCGGTGCCGTCCCAACCGACGCGCGCCCGCTGGCCGCTGACGACGAGGGACTTGCCCACAAGGACGGTGCAATTCGGCCCCAGCAAAGCCTGCGCCTGCCCGCCAGCGTAAAGGTCCAGATTGGAGGCTGCACCTTCCAAGGCAAGCCGGCCGCCCACCGCTTCGACGGACAAGGGTTGATCTGAGGCGCCGACCCAGACCTGACCCGCCTTGCGGATGATCATCTCGGCGGCATCAGACAGGGCGCCGATTTCCAGCTTGCCCGAAACCACGTCCAGCAATCCGCCATTGCTTTCCAGAGCGGCAATGTCCGCATTGGTGTTTCCGAACCGCACGAAGTTTCCACCCAGATCGACGGTATCTGCGATATTGGCACCGGGCAGGTCTTTCGTGGACCAGTTGTAGCGGTTGTCCCAACGGAAGCCTTCGATGCGTGGGTCAGGATAGAAGACCAGATCGGCAGGTGTGGTCCGTGAGGGGATCGGCGTTCCAAAACGATCTTTGGTCCAGCGGACTGCCTCGCGGACAATGTTGCCGATGCTAGACGCTGCGGCGACGTGCGCCACCAGTTCGGGGATTGTGCCGAAGGTCTTGCCCAGCTTGATCCCTGTGAAACGCTGGATTGTCGTTTGATCCAAGACCACAGGATCAATGCCTTCGACATTGCGGGCAGGGACAGACGTGCTCCACTTCCAAGCCTGGGTGTCTTCAACCAGATGAGGAAACTCAAGGTTGACCCCATAGGCCCAGCTTCCATTCGGTTTGGCCGCCATCTCTGCCGGGTCGTCAGGATTGGCTCGGTGTGCGATTACATTCCCGACCATTGAAGACTGTGGGCCTTTAACGTCGTATCCCCAGTTAAATCCGCCTTCTTCATAGGCTACGCGCCTATAGCCCGCCGAAAAGGCGACGTTATCGAGGAAGTTATTGAACTGGTCCTGGCCGGAGAAGCTGTTGATGGCTGCTTGGACATTGTTGTCCACCATCAGGTTGCCTTCGGCTTGTAGACCGGATCGCATTTGGAAACCACCCGCCGCTGCCCGAGAAAGCAGGCAATACCGGACGGTTACATCCAAGGTGCCAGTTTGAAGATAGACGCAGTGCGAATACTTGCTGACGGGATGCGGCATGGTCGCATCACCGTTATAGTCATAGCCATCTTTCCAGCCCGGATGATCAATCTCGCAGGAGTCGATCAGAATGCTGTCAGTTTCGAACGCATAAACACCGGCAACGTGGTTCCCATTGGCCAGCCATTTGCCATTGTCAATCTTGAGCGGAAAATCCTTATAGGCTGAAAGGATGGTGGCTTCTCTTATTGTGAAGAACGTCGTCCATTGGAAATCGACGCTATAGCCTACGTCGATATGGTCGTAGATGGCGCCGTATCCAAACCAAGCCTGCAGGGACTGGTGGTTCCCGGCATACATCCTGACAGCCTTTACGTCCTGAACCACGGAGTAGGGCAACATTACGGAGTTGCTCCATATCCTGACAACCGGGTCAGCGCCCGTGCCCCATGCAGCAACCTTGACAGGGTGAAGTTCGTCCTGACCGCCAAAACCACCCCAGTCCAGGTTGGTATAGTCATAGCCGCGCTCAAGGAACCAGTGATCTGATCGACCATTGACGCCGATGCCGGTTCGCAGCATTTCATGCATGTTGGCATTGATGGCGGTCTGCTCTGTTCCGCCATACTGAGGGCGAGTCAGCAGCCATTGTGCCGTGACAACGCTTTCCGCAACACCGGCATCACCGGCGATTTGCGCCTTGGTCAGCGCGGTCGGGGACTTGGACAGATACCATTTCCGATGCTTCACCCCCGGCTCGCAGATGAAACGGTCATCCACCCCCAACGGAAGCCACATATGCTCGCCAGAGGGGTGACCGCGCTTCTGCGCTGCTGCCTGCACGTGGATTTCAGCCTGGCCCCCGCCCGCAATGGCGGCCGATAGGGTCTGCGCCGTAGTAGTGTCCATCAGGTTCAGGGTGGTCTGTCCGGGGCCGCGCGGCGCTGCGCGTCCCGCCGAAGGCCCGGTGATCTCTGCCTCAAGGATATTAATCCGCGCCCCATAGGCCGCGAACTCAGCAACCTCCTGCGGCACCCCATGCGCAGCAATCTCGCGCACAGGACCATTGGGCAGCAGGCGGGCCTTTGTGAGCTTGCCAATCCAGCGAGTGGGCGGGGTCAGATAGATCGTTTTCATCATGCACTCTTTCTAAGATGCGCCATAACCATAACCCCCTGCCCGGTCACAGAAGGGGTAACACCGAAGATCCTTTCCGCAGCAGCGGTCGTTTCCTTGAACGCCCCAAGCCACATGCTCATATCCGTTCTGTTCGATGCGCGCTTGTCGAAGATCTTCGTCAAACCGCCCGAGACACCCGACACGAAGTCGCCATCAGACCCCGGCTGCATCAGCGCCAGCAGGATGACCTGATCGTCAGGCTGCGTATCGAGAGCCTTGACAGTCATTGGCGTGCCCGCAGTGGTAGCCGCACCGCCCCAGAACATGTGCGCAAAATGCGTCATGCCCTTGACTGCGAAGATCCCGAAATGGTGAGCGCCGGAAGAATTGCTCGTGTACTTGATGCGAAGGGTTGCGGCACCACCTTTCGGGATCGCGGCAGACAGGATCGCGCCGACGCCCGAAACCGACCCGCCCCTGCTTAGGTGGTTGTTCAGAATATATTCTGTGCCGTCCGTGATAATCGACATGGAGTCGTAGAAGTTCCCCGCGCGCAGGCCCGCCACGTAGATTACCTTGCCGGGGTCAGCAATTCCGAGGTCAATGGGAATATCGCGGGTTACATTGCCTTGGTTGGGACTCGTGTAATCGGCGAGATAGGTCATGCCCTGAAGAAGCTGCGTGGCTGCAACCGACATGCCCGGCAAAGTGAGGATCGTCTCATTCTGTCCGTCAATAGCGGTGATCCGACCGGCAAGGGTCGTTCCTTCATCGGCAGCTTGCTTCGTATAGCGCTCAAGCGTAGCGCCGGGAATGGGCGTCCCGTTGCGCAGGTGCTGGAAGTTGAATTGCACCGCGCCGATCTCGCTGGCCCAGCCGCCATGGTCGATGATGAACACATCGCCGTCGCGCGTATACTTCGGGTCAATATACGGCTTCGGCCCATCCGCAAGCGCGGTCGCGTCGATAGCGTATGTCTCCGCGTCTTCCACGGGTTCGATGATTTCAAAGTCCTGCGTGGCGGCAGTCATATTGTCGATGCGATAGGTCTGCTCCGGTGTCACGGCCAGATCAGGCGGCGCAGGCTGCACGTTCTCGATGACCGCGCTGTAGGGGGACCACCCTGCCTTGGTGGCGCTGATGCTGACGGGCTGCGTGGTCGCGGGGGTGAAGCGCCACTCGTTTGTGGTGCCGACGCGGGTAGCGGTCAGGGTAGAGCCGCTTTGGGTGATCGACAGGTCTTGCGCTTCAATGAGGACGTTGAAGGTAATGCTGGCCTGCTGGCCTGCGGTGAGAGCGGGGGGCGTGGCGGTGATGGAAGGCTGAACGGTGACCGTGATCGGGTCCGACCAGACAGTGATTTCGCCTTGGCTGTTCGACCAATGGACGCCGCCTCGGATTTGATCGCCTTCCACCAGTCCAGGCTTGCTAAACGTGCCGCCGCTTTGCCCATCCTGCACCTCGTCATTGACGCGCCAGAGGCGAGAGGAGCCGGGGGTGGGAATGCCCGTTGCAGACCCAATATTCAGGGTCCAGCTATCAGCAGCCGTAGTGCCTCCGGTGATGGCGGGGGGCGTCTGGACGGAGGGGGCTTGCGTCGTCTGCGCCACAGCGAACAGGAACGTGTCGCTGACAGACTGCCCGGTGCTGTTCGTGCCCGTAACGGTGATGTCGAGGCTGCGGACCTGGGCCGCCGACAGAACGAGGTTGCGCCCGCTGATCGTCGCCCCGTTTGCGGCAGGGCTGACGGAATACGACGCAACACCTGCGAAGAAGTCGTCCAGGGGGATCACGACGTTCGCTGCGCCGAAAGCCAAGTTGCGATCAGGCAGAGGCGTCGTGACAGTCGGGGCCACCGCGTTGACCGTCAGAGCGAAGGTCAAGGGCGTGCTATCGCCGCCGCCGTTTCGCCCGATGATGCTGATCGTGGTCTGGTTCAGCGTGGCGGTCGGGGTGATCGTCAGCGTGTTGCCGGACAGCGAAAGGTTCGCATTGGCCGGGGTCACGACATAGCTGTCCGCGCCACTGATCTTCTCGGAAAGGTTGATCGTGTAAGGCCCGCTGCCGACCTCGTAGACCCGGTCCGCAATCGTGCCGATGATCGACGGCGCGGAAGGCGGAGCAGCGCCGATGACTACTTGGCCCTGTGCGTTCAGGACAGTGATGGGCTGACCGTTGACGTAATAGGCCGTCGCGCTGTCCAGCAGCGCACGGTTGATTGTGCCGATGTACGCCATATCAGAGGCTCCCCGGAACGATCAGAACGTGATCGTTGTCCCGCCGCTGCCCAGCCGGGAGGGCAAGATAGACCTCGAAGTTGGGCGCAGTGATGATCCGCACCAGGCTGGCGTTCTTGGCCGCTTTGATATTATCGGCGCTCGTGACCTCCAGGTCGTTCAGCAACGCGGGCAAGGCCACAGGAATGAAGATGCCCTTCACATCGAAGACCTTGTTCACGCCCGGGTAATACCCCGCGAACGTCCACGTGGTCGCGGCGTTGCGTCCTTCGCCATTCACGATCAGGCTCAGCGACCACTGGCCGTTTGCGTCGGTCGTGGTGCTTTCCTCGCTCGTGACGATGCGCGTTCCGTCCTCCCAAGCGTCAGTGCCGACAAGGGTGGCGACGATTGTGCCGCCCTGAACTGCGTTTCCATCGGTATCCTTGAAGATGCCGCTGATCGTTGCTGTGCTGGGCATAGTCGCTCCATATGAAAAAGCCCGCCAGCGGCGGGTTGGGTCAAGTCTAGTTGTGGCTTGGTTCAGATGCCGAACACGGCGTCTATCTGCTCGTCCGTCAGGCCGAGGTAGTGGCCGGCGGCGATGACGAAGGGGTTGAGGCGATCGAACTGCGATGCGCCTTTCAGGTCCATGATGAGGTCGAACTGGTCCGCCGGCGGCAGGCTTCCGACCATAGGCTGCAATTCAGGCGGCACGTCACCATCCAGCAGGATCATCCCCGACGATGGCTGGATGATCCCGGTTTCCGGGTGGCTTACACGTTTTGCGAACTCCAGCCGAGTCAGGCTAGCCCCTGCCCTGCGGGCCTGCTGGGCGCCTTCCACTTCCGCGGCAAGGTCAGTCTGCGTGCGGGGGTCGATCCACCCACCGCCGTCCCATTTGGCCCACGGCCCAGGCTTCTCTGGCAGTGCTATCCACTCGCCGCTCGCCCAATCATATCGGTATTTTTCGTCTTCGACCCAGTCGGGAACGGGAGAAACCACGTCATCGTCGCCCACCAGAAGTGCCAAACATTCCGCATCGGTGCGCCCGGTCCCGATGACAATGGCATTCTCCGCGCTCACCACCGCGAAACTGACCATCTTGTCGTCATTTGTGGGCATTGAACGCTCCGATGAAACAATGGGTCAGGTCGATGAATTCTCCCGATGCGACAGGGTTTCGCATGACCTGCAACCTGAAGGTGACAGGGCCAGGGCCCGTATCCACGTCAATGAAGGTGAACTCGTTCGGACCAGCAACTTCCTCGCCCGGCGCCTGCCTGTAAAGCGAGTACATCCTCGCCTGGACGCCATCCCGCAGCAGCCGGATCTTGCCCGCCAGATCGGTAAAGGTTCCAGCGGCAACGTCTGCCCTGAAATAGACTGGCATCGGCCCGCCGCGCCCTTTCACGAAAGAAAGGGTGCCGACATTCGTCCACGACGATGTTGAGGAAACCCGGAATGCCGATGCCCTGTAGAAATTGGGGAAGGACGTGACCGCCTCGCCTGCAATCCTGATCCTGTCAACAGCCAGTTCCCTGATATTGGCGCGCGTGATTTCACCGACGCCGACCGTCAGGTTTGCCGCTTGCAAGCTGCTGAAACGACCCAGCATCGCCCGCACTTCCGTCGAACTGAACCAATCGGCGACCGCCCCGCCCGCGACGACGAGATTGGCCGCATCCATCACCCGCAGTTCCGGGTATCCGAACCATGCGCCGCCATTGTCGCCTGTCGTGACGCGGCGGTTGGCAAGTTCCAGCGCCATCCATGAGCAGCCGGATGGAACGTCAAACTCCCTGGTCAGTTTGGTGGCGGTGGTTTTGACCCAATCCGTCTGCGCCGTTGCGGTCGGGGATCCCGCCGCTTGGCCTTCCGTCTCATAGAAGAACAGTCGCGCCCCCGCCTCACGCCCATTTGTCAATGACCGAGCCGTGACTTCAAGCTTGACACGCTTGCCGGGCGGAACAGCGACCTTGCGGGTAAGAGTGCGCGCGTATTGTTGATTGTTGGCACCCAAGGTCAGGATATGCTCACCACCCCAGCCAGATACGCCTATGCCGCTGGTCGTGGCAGTGGTGGTTCCAAGAATGCCGGACGTGGCGACCCATGAATTGTCTAGATCCTTGTATGTCGGATCTGGGACCATCGTGGGAAGCCCGACAACAGCCACGGCGCCTGCATAAAGCGTGCCGGGGGCAATGACCTCCCGGGCGTCCAGCTTGATGATGGATGTCGGGCGTTTACCCGATCCATCTGCCGCAATTAGATCAATCAGCGCCACCTGACCGCCGGCCTTGGCTTCGATCAGATAGCCTGCGCTTGCGTTGCCCTTGAGGTCCACAAGGGCTGATCCCTGCGTGCGGATCGCAGCAGAAGTGCCGTCTGCCCCGACTTCCAACTGTTCCAGCAGGACGCCGAACGCCGTGCCTGCAAGGGCGTCCACATCCAGCCCCTTGATCGACGTGATTTCACCGGACAGTTCACCCGTCAGGCCTTTCGCTGCCGTGATGTCGTCAATGCGGACGAAAGCCACATCGGTTGATCTGTCCGGCAGATCTGCGGGGTTCGAGTAGACCCCGACCCGCAGCCACACTTCATCGGACAGCGCCGCTGGCAGGGTGTAGTCAACTGACAACGTCTGCCACTGGTTGCCCGCCGTGGGGGTCAGCAGGGTCGCCCCCAATCCGCGCGAAGCGGTCCAATCAGCGCGAACAGATGCGAAGTTTGCCCGCAAGCTGCCGGGGGTCGATCCATTTGTGCGCATCTTGACTGTGATGCGGATCGTCTTGCCGGGCGTGTATTCCGTCACCGCCTTGGACATGATGCGGATCGTATCGGTATTGCCCGTTGGAATGCGGACAAAATCCCCGACGCCTGTCTCCGTCAAGTAGGAAACGCTGGAGTGCAGCCCGGTTGTTGTCTCTGGGTTTCCCGATGTGTTCTGCGTCCAGAACTCCGCTTGATTTCGCATATCGGACGGGAAAATGCGGCCGGCAAGGCTGTTTGCCCGCGCCGTCAGCGTCCCGATTTGAGCAGCCCGTGCAGCGGTTTCGTCAACGATCGCCTGAGCATTCAGGGAGATCGACGCCTCAAGGTCGGCGGCAGCGGAATAATCCTCCAGGCGCACGCGGAAGAACCTCATCGTGCCGCCCGTCGTCACCAGCCAAGCTGGCGCCCAGTCTCCGGTGGCAACCGACACCTCGAACTTGAGGTCAATCTGTTGCCAGCCGCCCGTGATCGGGGCTGACTGCGCCAGGACCGCCTGTGTGTCGCTGACGAACGCCATGCGGGCCGTAGCGCCCGTGCTGACCCATACCCAGCCCCGGATGCGGAACGTGGATCCTTCAAGGTCTGCTCCGGTGTAGGCAGGCAGTTCATATGCGCCCGGTGCGCTGATCGTGATGCTGCGCCCAGTTTGGCCTGACGGAACGGCCGTTCCGGTGATAGGGGCGGGTGCCCCAGTCAGGGGCGTCCATCCCCCCAAGCTGCTGTCCGCGCCGTCTGTCTTGCGGATGTAGCTGGTGTTGCTGACGGACAGTTCCAGCAGGTTCATCCGCTGCTGAATGCCCTGATCCGCCGCCGTCAAATCCGTCAGCTTCCCGACGAAGCCTTCAACAAGCGCGTCGTGATCTGACCGAACCTCATCAGCTCGGTCGAGAGCATCCGCAGCAGCTTTCTGCGCCGCCGGGATCAGGGCGAGATCGCTCTCGATCTGTTCGCGCAGATCGGCGTCCCAATCCTCCCACGAAAAGCCGACATCCGGGGTGGTGACGGCCTTCCATGCGGACCAACCCGACTTGGGCGTCAGCTTCGAGAAAAGCCGGGCCTGAAACTCATAAGCGATGGCAGGCAGGACATTGAACGAACGCCATTGCTGCGCCTCGTTCCAAGCCCGTTCCGTGTCCACGACAATCGCCGTCTGTCCTTGAACCCGCGCCCGGATATGGATGTGCGTGACGCCGGCTTCTTCTCCGGTATAAGTCGCCAGCACATCAGGACGCCGTGCTTTCGTCGCCTGATCGGTGATGACCGCAGGCGCGACATTGAACCCCTCTGCATCCTGCACGAACGGGCGTGGGTTCTTCGGCGGCGTGATGACGACCGGCTTCTCGAAGTCCGACGACCAGTCGTAATCCGCAGGGTTCACTTCCCGCAAGCTGACAGCGACGTTCATCCCCGGCGTCTTGCTGACGCTCTCTACCATGAACAGCTTGTTGCCGTAACCGTTGCGGTCGCTGGTCCAGGAGATCAGGTCGATGCCCGGCTCAAGGCCATAAGCGTCCGGCGGCAGGTGGAACTGATGCCGGCGCATCCGGCGGAAGTCCCGCATTTGCGACCGCATCAGGCGCTGCACCTGGCGGGCGTAAGGCACGGCGCCGTAGGAAAGCGATGTCGGCAGATACTGCCCGTCCTCGGCCTGCGCGTCCGTGTCGATGTATTCCGGCGCGTCCTTGGCAGTCCATTTCTCGCCCGGCTCGGGATAGGTCGCGCTGATGGCGTTGAAGGTCTCGCTGACCGGATAGAACGGGTTGAACGACTGACCTTCGGAGATCAGGATGTCGCCGTCAGTGATGGACAGGACCGCCGATCCGGGAAGCCCGACGATGGGTTTCAGACGCCCGCCAACCTCGGCGAAGCGCATGTTGGCAGCCTTACCCAGTTCCTCCAGTACGCCCGCAGGCTCCATGTCGGCTGCGACCTCCATCCCGCAGCGATAGCGGGGCTGGGTGCCGCCTCCAGCCAGCGTGACGGTATCATCGCATTCGTTTGCCGCTGCGGTCCACTCCGCTACCGGCAGGCGCCAGGCCGCGAGGTTCTTGCCGCCGAACACCCACTCGGCGCCGTAATAGATCCCGCGCGTGATGTTATAGGCGATGACGGCCGGGTTGCGGGTCGCCTCATACTTCGAGCGGTTGCCCCAGCGGTGAGGCCCTACCCCGCCGTTGGTGCTGTCCTTGCGCCAGTCATACAGCGGCAGGGGCGCGGGCTGGAACAGATAGCGCGGGTAGCTGGTCAGCGAGTCGCTGTCGTAGCGGGTTGTGATGATTGCATAGGACTTGCCGCGCCCAACCATCGCGTCAGTCCAGGGGTAATCTTCGTCGTCACCGAAGATGAACTTCAGGTATGGGTCTGCCGCCGTCTGCGTGCCATCGACAACCTTGACATAAATCCGGTTGCCGTCATCGCTCATGTTTGAGAGAGGGCGACCGGCATCGATTGTGCCACCGGGGAGAGAACTGCCTTCGCTCAAACCTGTCGTGGTTTCGGGGCTTCGTGTCGGATAAACGAACGCCCGTTGACCAGGGACGAACTCCCCCTTCTCGTCGTTGACCCACACCGCATCCAGGCCTTGAGGTATCGCCGAATACTCGATGACTTCCGTGATGAAGCGGGTGTTCTTCCCCCATGAGCCGATGTATTTCCGCTGCCCGGCTGTGACATACTCTCCAACGATGAACCGCAGGGGCAGTTCGTCGCCAATCTCTACGTCGAACTTGACGTTGGCCTGCACCCGCTGCTGCTCAGGACGGAACAGCACCTGCCCAATGATAGAAGCCCCCAGGCCAACTGCCGCGTTCGCAATCGCGAAGGCCGTTGCAAGGCCGATGTTCGCGTTGACCGCAATCCAGGTGGCGATTGCCGATACCGGATCGGCATGGGCTGGACTGGCCGCTGAAATAACAGCGGCTGAGAGCAGGAGGATTTTCTTCAATCTCAGTCTCCGACCCGGAAGGCCCGATAAGCCGCATCCCGCGGCAGGCGCCCGTGGCCCTGATCGGTCATCACGACAAGGCCAGATGCATCGAACATGCAGACTCCCTCGCCCACTGCCCCGTCAGAGGCGACAACGCCAAGATCTCCGACACGCGCCTGCACCGGATGGACCTCCGGGAATTGCTGCGCCATAAAGTCGCCCAAGGTTTCCACCCCGGCATCGCGCAGCAGCCTCGCGGCACCCTTGGCAGTCCGATACCTGCCCCGATAGGGCGCGGCCACGTCCTCGCCGGTCAGGGCCAGCACGATGCCAGCAGCGAAGCCGATGGCGCAGTCATGCTCACCCCAGACGAACGGATCACGGCGCTGCCGGTCCATCTCTGCGGCCAGGCGCGCACGCCAATCGTCAAGACGCTTCATTCTGCTTTATACCACTGGATGCTGCGGGCCTTGATCGCGCCCGAATATTCGCTGAACCGATCGCCCGACTGCCGGCGCTTCTGGTGGCTGTCCGAGGACTTTGCCGGGTTGACCGCCGTCAGTTGAGCCATCAGGTCCGATCGGACGCTGAAACCCATCTGCCCCTCTCCCCCGACTTCCGGCGTGGCGATCAGCACGTCATCGATCACCCCCACCCATAGAAGTTGCGGCTGACTGGCAAATGCCCCGCCCACCCAGCTTGTCGCGTGGACCTCGCAATAGGCCAGCCGCACGTCATAGCCCCGCACGAGCTGCTGCGATGCATCTGCGATCTGCGACAGGCTCACGGTGACGGGGTTGTCCGTCAGGTCGGCGACATACTGGATGCCATCGACCCGCAGATTGCACCCGCCCAGGTAGGGCCGCGTCGTAAATCCGCCCTCGGGACTTTCAACCTGCTGCGAGATGTCCTCGTCCCCGGACCACAGGCCCATCGTTGCTGTTGCGCCGGTATCGCGGTTTTTGCCACGGACCCAGAAGAAATAGACCGGGGCAATGCCCGCGTCTCGGGACGCCGCCAGGGCGGTTATCAGGTTGGGGTGAAGGATCTGCATAGCTTACGGCTTCTGAAGGATGGTGATGGAGGCGCCGTCGCCCCAGCTGCCTTTGAAGCTGGCAAAAGGCGTGTATTCAGCCACGATTGCGCGGAAACGGGGCTGTATCAAAACGACAGGGGATCCCGGCCCAACGCCGAACGGCAGATAAGGCCGCAACTCGCGACCGCCTAGAAACCCCGTTTCGCTGGCCCTTCCGCCTTCCGCGAATTGCCCGAAATAGATGCGCCCGTTGCTATGCCGGATGGAGATATAATCTCCTGCCGACAGAACAAACCCGGCGGGCAGGTTTTCCAGGCTGATGGAGCCTCGTTCGGGGCTGATGCCGCCGATGGCGACGTTATCCAATCCTGCGGTGACGCCCGATGCTGGCCCCTTGTAATAAGGATCAGCCCAGAGGAAAGGCCTGCTGACCCCGTCCAAAGCATAGACCTTCGCGTTGATCTCCCGCGCATGGGCTGCGTCGTGGGCCGTCAAGGCATAGGACGCCCCCCAAAGCGGGGTCGCCATCTGCGCCGCCCAGAACCGGCCGTCGCCGGAACCGGACATTTCATCGAAGCGCCGCAGTTCCAGCGGAATGCGATCTCCAAGCAGGCACTTTGCCAGGAAGTCCAGAGCGTAGGGATGCGACAAAGCCATTAGCGGTGCCTCGGCTTGGCGTTGATCTTCTGGACGCGGGCAGGCATGGAATTGTTGATCTGCGCACCCATCCGTGCGGACGACTGATCCGCCACGTCCCTGACGTAGGCTTGCAGGTTGCCGCTCCTGTCCACCGTAACGCCGACAGTGACGTGGACGCCGCCTGCCGATCCTTGGGTAGAAGTGCCCCGGTGAAGTGCCTCCAGCGCAGGAAGGCCGATCCGCTGCACAGCCGGAGCTGACATGACATATTCGCCTTTATGGACGAACCCGCCGATCTGCGAGGGGCTGCCCGATCCGGTATAACCGCCTGACTGAAAGCCCAGGAGGCCGCGCAAACCCGACCAGGCCGCGCCGAGGATCCCGCCGCCGCTGCCACCGGTGGCGAGGGAGCCGGTGTTGAAGAGCGCGGCCTCGAGCGCCACCTTGGCGAACATCTGCGCCACATTCGCCAGCACGTCGGTGAAGCTGTTGCCCGCGACGATCGAATCAAGCAGCCCCTGCTTGGTGCGCTCCTGCATGTCGGCCATCAGGCGCTGCGACTCGGCAACCCGGCCTTCCGCAATCGCGTGTTCGTTGGTGGCGATGATGTCGGCGCGCTTGGCCTCGCCCAGGGCCTCGATCGCCTGCCGATAGCTCATCGAGCCGTCGGCCAGCATGGCGTCCAAGTCTACGTTGCGCCGCTTGGCATCCGCTAGCAGCATCATCACCGTGCGCTGCTGTTCGACTTCCGCCGTCACCTGGGCGATGGCGCGGGCTTCATCCTCCTCAGAGAGGCGCTGCGCCTTGATCGCCGCGATCTGCTCGGCCTGCCGGGCGGTCAGCTTGGCCTCTTCTTGCTGCGTGAGCAGGTTCTGCGCCAGCTGGGCGCCATATTCCTGCGCCTGCTTTGCCAGGCGCTCGCGCTCGCGGACCTGGTCCTTCAACGCCTGGTCAGCCTCGCGCTGCAGCTCTGGATCAAGGCGCGCGATCGACTGCTGGCCAAGCGCCTGCTGGATCACGGCCGGCGACACGCCGCGCAGGCCCTCCCATTCGTTGCGCAGGCCTTCGACGCCCTGCGGCAACCTGCGGCGCACCAGTTGGGTCGCCAAGCGGTCCTGCATCTCACGCGAGAAGAGTTCGTCGCCTGTCAGGCCCAGTTCCTTCATCAGGCCTTCGAGGGTCCGCCCGGTGATCTGGTAGCGGCCAAGCGCGGACGATCCCGCCCCGTTGCCGTACAGCGCCCGGTTCTCCGGGGTGCGCATCTGGGCCTGAAGCGCCTGGATCTCGCGCAGGGTCATGTTGACCAGGTTCTGCGGCCCGCCCGTCCAGCGGCCGTTGTCCAGCGTGGCGTTGTAGTCTCCGCCGCTTTCCCGGCTGGCGATCAGGTCCAGGATGCCCTTCTGGGATGCGGCCAGATCCTTGCCCCACTGCGTGAGGCTGGTCCCCGTGGCGGCCTCGACCGCTCCGTCCAAGAGCTGCGGGAAGCGCGCCTGCAGGCGCTTCTGCATCGCCTGGAACAGCTCGTCATTGGCAAGCGCCAGCTGCTGAGTCTTGCCGATCTCGGCGTCGATTAGCTTCAGCCGATCGTTCCAGGCGCGAACTGCCTCCCCGTTGCCGCTGCGGATCGCCTCATCGAGCGCCTTCTGAGCGACCTCGCGGTCTTGCGACAGCGCCTTCAGCTTGTCGGTGTCGGTCTGGTACTGGTCGGTGACCCGCTCCATCTCGCTGCGGGTGGCCCGCAGCTGATCCTGCGCGGCCTGCATGACCGCCTGGATCTGCTGGGACCATCCGGCCAGGAAGTCCTGGTCCGCGCCGGCGTTGCCCGACATCTCGCCAAGGATCGCCAGCAGGTTCTCGCTGTCCCGGATCACCGCGTCCAGGCTGTTGGCGCTGTTCGTGCGGTTGATCGCCATGCGCAGACGATCGGCCTGTTCGGCCGTGGCGCCGGTCTTGGCGCGCAGCCGGTCCATGGCCCTTTCCTGCTGCTCGAGGGCCATCCGCTGGCGATCCGCGTTCACTGTGCCATCCCACTGAACAGGCGCAGCGGCCGGGTTCAGGTCGGCGCCCAGGACACCGCCGAGCGCGCGGGCGGCGCCCAAGGCGTCCGAACGGGCGCGAATCCCCGCCATCAGTGCAAGGGTGCTGTTTGCCCGCTGCACCTCGTCGGCCAGATCGCCATAACGCTGCCGCAGCACCTCGATCGGAGCAGCTGCCGCTTCGGCCTTGGCGGTGTAATCGTCTGTGGTCTCGTTCAGCTTCTTGAGCCGATCCTCAAGCGTCTCGCTGTTGGTCGCCACGCGGTAGAGAGCGGCACCAAGCGGCACGGCAATGGCAACGCCTGCCCCGGCTATGGCGCCCCACGCCCCCATCGACCCCAGCAGCTGCGGCGCCTGTTGCGCGAACGCCTGCGCGGCCGAGGTGCCCGCCTGAACCTGCACAGCGAAGTCACCAACCTGCCAGCCCCACTGCTGCGCGCTGTTGCCACCGCCGGCGAACTTCCTGCCAGCTTCTTCAACCTGATTGGAGGCAGAGTTGAACTTCTTCGCCGCGGCACCGACCTGGTCGACGTACTGCTGCTGCGAGATCGCCCCGATGTCGAGAGCGCGATCAAGGTCCTTGACGGCCTTCTCATAGGTCTTGGCAGCCTTGTAGACGGGGTCATAGGACCGCGCCAAGCGGTCCAGTTCACGCATATGGGCCCGGGCGGCCTGTGTATCGGTCACCCGGCCTGCTGCGTCCTGGAACGCCTTCTGCGCTTGCTCCCCGCGCTTGCGGAACTCGGCCACGATCCGGTTGGCATCCTTGACCAGCTGCGCGTCGGAAAACCCGGCGGATATGACAAGGTCCGGTTCGGTCGCCATCAGAAGCCCTCAATCCCCAATTCGCGCAAGCGCTCGATGCTCATGGGCTTGTCCTTGGGGCCGGTGTCCCAGCCCTGCGAGCGGCCATAGCCGTCCAGACATGCCATGAATTCCCACGGGGTCATCTCGCCCACTTGGGCAGGCGAGAACCCCATCACAGCCCCTAGTCCGTAGTAGGTGCTGAACTTCCACTTGCCGTTTGTTCGGTCCCCGGTGTCGGCTTCACCGGCATGGGCTCCCCCACGGGATCATCCGCCGGCCCATAGAGGCAGTCGCCCAGGATCTCGAGCGCGGGAGCCTTGAAGCGGATGAAGACGCCGTCTTCAAGAACACGATCAACGAGTTGGACCGCCTCAACCTTGCCCATACCGCCACCGATCAGGCCGCAGCGGAAAACCTCGCGCAGATCGTCCACCATCCACTGTCCAGCAGCAATCCTGTTGGCCAGGTGTTCCGCCCCGCAGTCGGTGCGCTGCTGCAGCGTGCGCAGCTGCTCGATGCCGAGGCGGAAAGGATGCTCCCCGCCCGGCCACATGATAAGACGCGCTTCCATCAGGTCTTGTCCGTGAACTGGACACCCTTCTGGAACTGGATCGACAGCGACTGCAGCACCGGCTGGCGATCAGTGTTGCCGATGCCGGTGATGTTGTGCGTTGGCAGCATGGCGATCCCGTCGATGTATTCGACCTCGCCCGCCTCGGCGCCGACGAAGTGGAAGCGCAGCGGGATCTTGCGCTGATCCCGGGCCCAGCGAAGGATCTTGTCGCGGTTGCCCTTGGCCACCTGGGCATTGATGGTCGCGCTGACCGACTGCGCCCCGTATTCCCGAACCACCTGCGGCGGCAGCGTCCAGTCGTTGCAGGGCGCGACGGTCGTTTCCGACATGGCGTTATTGATCGACAGGTCGATCGAGGTCGCCCCACAGAAATTCGTATAGTCAGTCGGCGCCTCCGGATCGAGTGCGGCCATCACAATGATATCGCCGCGGTAGTGCAGCTCGGGAAGCTGTTCGTCAGCCATGTTTAGACGTCCTTCTTGCTGGTGTCGGCCGTGGCCGAGGTGGATTGCTTCCTTGCGACCCGGGTGGCGGCGCCGGCCTTTTCGGCACTGGCAATGACCCACTCCGGGCGACACTGAGGCTTTGAGTCGGGCCAAAGCCGGATCGAGACCCCTTTGGTGGTATCGGTTGCATCGTGAACTCGATGGACGATAGCCTTAGCCATTCCTCCAAGCCTCTCTGATTGCAGCGCGAACTCTGTCCCGGATCTTCTTGCGGAACTCGGCCCGCTTGGCTTTCCAGGCCGGGTAGAAGGTCGGACGGGCCGGCAGGCCGTGTTCGGTTCCGAATTCGTGGAACCGGAAATAGAAGCCGTCGCCCGCGCCGGCATAAATCCTGATCCGCAGGGTTGCGTACTGCTCGCCCTGGTTCTGCCCGCTCCGGATCTCGTCGATCATGAAGGTACCGGGCGGTAGGTCGCCCCAGGTCCAGCCGATCGAGCGGAGCATGTCCCCGCTGTCCGTGGTGAAGGTGGCGCGCACCAGGTTGCGGATGTATTCGCAGACCTCCTCGGCACCCTCTTCCATTGCCTGCCGGGCCGCGTTGACCGCAACATCCGGAATTTGCTTTAGCTTGGCGACGATGCGCGGGTTAAGCTGGGCCATCGCTGTCACCAAGGATTATTGGATGAAGAGTGTTCTATACGTATTGGGCCTGAGCTTGTTGCCATTCCCCGCTGCCGCATCGTTCCCGAAATGGTGTGCAGAGGCTTACAAGGCTGGCGATATCGCCACAGCCGAGCGGATGGCTAAAAGCTTGATAGGCCAGACCAGAGGGTACAATCGGGAGGATGCGGTTGCAGGCATTGAATGCCTGACCCGTTTTACTGGCGAGGCCTACACCTATCATCCACAGAGCCGGCGCTTCCTATCCCCTTCCGACCGCGAGGAACAGGCGGAGAAGGATCTCATTGAAGCTGAAGAACGCAAAGCAGCCTTGGAGGCAGAAGCCGAGCAAAATCGCCTCCTCGACGATCTCCGCGATAAAGCTGAAGCCGCGCAAGCCGGACGCCGAGAGGCCGTAGCGTCCCGGCTGCAGGAAGCATGCACCAATCTTTACGCCCGCCAGCCAGACGAAACTATAACGAACAAGGTCTGCCTGGACGTCTTCTGGGAGATTGGCCTCCCGGACTGATCCTCACCTTAATCTTCGACCCGCCCCTCGACCTGGACGATGCCGTGAAACGAGCCGTGCGGATCATCCATCACGCGGGCCAGCGACACATGCAGCGGCGGCATCTTCAGCCGGGTCGTGTCGTGCCAGCCATCGAGCGCCTCCCAGACAGCATCGGTCAGGGCCTCGCAGGTGCCTTTGTCGCTGTCGGTCCAGATGTCGATCTGCACCGTCCTGGCACGCACCCGGATGTCCTGCGACAAGTCAGGCGTCCCATAGGACGCGCCAAGTGTGGCATAGGGATAGGGCGTACTGTCCAAGGCCTGGTCATAGACGCGGCCCTCGAAGGCCGGCACCTGATCGTCGACGCGCGCAATGATCATCTGGCGCAGGATCTCGCCGCCGCTCATTTCCGCCGCCCCTCGGCCTGAAAGACTACGAACGCCCTGTCATCGGTCATCCAAGGATTGCCCTTGATCTCGAAGACACGATCCGCCGTCTCGACCCGCCATTCCGACGTCATGCGTTGGGTCAGCTTGGAGGCGCGGACCGCGATGGTTGCCGGGTCCTTGGCTTCCATGCGGGCCTGCTGGAAGGGCTCGCTGCCCGGGCGGTGCTGGATGTCGGCCCAGACCGTGCCTCGCGTATCATAGCGCTGCACGATCTTGCCGTTGGCGTCCTTCAACTGGATGGGCTCCTGGATCGTGATGCGGTCGCGCAGGCGGGCGGTTTTCATACGCGCCACACCCGAAACGGCGAGATCATCGCGTCCACCTCTGGCGGCACGCCCCGCCCGTCGGAGACGCCACCTCGGTTGTTGTAATAGAAATCGACCAGCATCAGCGCGGCCTGTTTGATGGCGGGAGGGACGTCCGACACGTTGCCGAACCCGGCGGTGATCGTCACGTTGACCGGCCGGCCCTGCACGCTGCGAAACTCAATTCGGTCGGTGTCACGAACGACATAAGTGGCATCCCCGCCCGCTTCGTCGGCGAACTCGGCCGAGATGCTGGACACATCTGGGAATGGGAAGCGCACCGTCCCCGCGCCGCCGTGGATGGTCCGGCGCCAGGATTGGGTCAGGATGCAGCGCCCGAGGACCCCACGATATCCATCCAACCAGGACATTGCGGCATCGATCGCGCGCTGCAGGACAGGGTTCTCGTCGTCACCGTCCACGCGGCATTGCTGCTTGGCCTCATTCAGCTCAATCAGCTGGCCTGCAGGCGGCGTGACAAGAACCCAGCTCATCAGGCTTTTGCCCCTTTGCCATAGACGGTTTCGTCGAGGCCCTGACCCGCAAAATCCGCATCTCCCGGTCGGCGGCGCTTGGCGTCGTTCCAGTCGATCGCGTTCTGCTCGCTGGTCGTGCCGCCACGGGGATTGGCGTCGACGCTCTCATGCGAGACATCAACGGCACTGGTGAGCTCCGGCTCGATGATCGCGCCCGACGGCTGATCCAGTTCGGTCGCGGGCGCAGGATCAGCCACGCCCTGGGCGGATGCAGCGGCTTCACCAGCAGTCGCGCCCGCTGCCTTGGTCCCGGTTGCCGGGGCAGCAGCGGCCTTAGCCGCTTCGTCCTTTTTCTTTGCCATGGTGACGGCTCCTCTGTTTCAGGGATGAACCAAGGCCCCCAAGGGAGGCCAAGGATAGATCAGGCCGCAGCCATGCGCAGGGTGCGCAGAGCCTGCGGATCGAGCAGACCGCCGCCGACGCGCTTCGTGGTATAGAAGTGCACGTAGGGCTTGTTGGTGAACGGATCGCGCAGGACGCGGACACCCGTGCGGTCAACGATCAGGTAGCCGCGCTTGAAGTCGCCGAACGCGATCGGATAGGCCCCCGCCGCGACGTTCGGCATGGCAGCCATTTCGGTGACCGGATAGGCCAGCAGGGTCTGCGGTTGACCGGCGCTGAAGGATGGCTGCCACAGGTAGTTGCCCTCGCCGTCCTTCAGCTTGCGCACGCGCGCGAGCGATGTGCGGTTCAGCGTGAAGCGGGCGTTCTGGGCCAGTGAGCCGGGCAGGCTGTAGACCAGGTCGATCAGCTCATCGCCGGTGACTTCCGTTGCCGACGCTGCGGTGATTGTCGGGATCGCCCCGAACGGATGGGCCGCTGCATTGGCCGCGCCTTCGGCATGGGTCAGGAAGCCGGTGGGCTTGTTGACGCCGTTGCCCGCCACGAAGGCCAGACCTTCCTGGTAGGCAAACTCGTTCTCGACCTCGTTGCCGATCCACGCTTCCAGATCGACGGCGGAGTCGTCCAGCATCTGCTGCGTGGCCGCCGGGTTGGCATAAATCTCGCCCGGTACGTAGTTGACCACGCCGAAGTCCGGGGTGTTGGTCTGCGGGCGGGCTGCCGTCTCGCCGACCCAGCCGGAGCCCATGCCACGGTTGTTGAAGACCTTCTTGAACCCGGCGGTCGATATGGTCTGGGTCGAGGCGATCTGGCGCATGGGCGAGATTTCGACCAGCTTGCCGGTGATCGTGCGGTCCCATTCCACAGGCGCCAGATAACCGCCTTCCTCGGCGGTGCCCTTGTTCAGCGCGGCCTGGACATCGCCCTTGCGGAAATGCGCGCTGAAGGCCTCAGTGTACTCGGCATCTACCGGCCCGGTCACGCCCGGCCCGCCCAGCTGAAGGGCCGTCATCTGCGCGGCCTGCGCGTCCACCGCCTTCTGCAGATCACCCAGGGCCGCGTTGATGCGCTCGACCTTCTCGGCCTTGACCACATCCTCCTGACCCTTCTTGAGGGCTTTCAGTTCCTCGGTGTGCTCGGTCTTGAACGCCTCGAAGGTCCGCTGCAGGTCCGCGAGGATCGTCTTCGGATCGGTGGCGCCATCGGCGCGCACCGCAAGAAGGGGGGCGCTCGATGCCAACATATTCAACTTCATCATGCCCATAGGTGTCTCCTACCGCTTGAGCGTTTCGGTGAGCGACCGCGCGAGGGCGGTCCAATCGTCATCAGCATCGCGCATGATGTTTCCGGCAGCGTCGCGCTTGCCGGTCTTCATTTCCGCAATCAGGGCCTTCGCCTCGGTGGCGGACTTTCCTGCGGCAGCCATCAGGGCGCGCTCGATGACGCGCTCAGCAGCAACGGGCTTCTGGCCGTCGGCCGAGACCCTGTTCTTGACCTTGGCCGGATCGAGCTTGCCGTCCGCCAGACCCTTGGCAATCGCCGTGGTGGGATAGAAGGACGTGCCGTTGCCGCGGTGCCGGTCCATCCAGTCCGCTGCCACCTTCTTCTCGACCTTGGCCCGGGCGGCGTAGATCTCCGCCATCGCGTCATCGATCTCCGCCAGGATCTCTCCGACCTCTTGGGTGTCGAACTTGTTGCCGATGACGATCGCCGAGGCGTTGTGCACCATGATCGAGGTGCCGTCCCCCATCAGGATCTCGTCGCCCGCCATGGCAATGACCGAAGCAGCCGAGCCAGCCATGCCGACGATGTTGACGGTCACCTTGGCCGGGTGCAGGCGCAGCTGGTTGTAGATCGCCAGCCCGTTGAAGAAGTTACCGCCGGGCGAGTTCAGGTTGACCGTTACGTCCCGCCGGCCGATCGCGCGCAGTGCGCCGCCGATCCGGCGTTCCGTGTTATCGACGGCCGTCATCGGATCGATGCCGATATAGCCGTAGATCGTGATGACCGCGTCGGCATCGTCTTCCGCCGACACCAAGGACGGATCAAACGACTGGACGGCCTCCGAGGGCAGTTCGAAGCCGAGCGCTTCGACCCTATGGAAAGCCCGGATTTCAGGCAGTTCGCGCAGGCTCATCTTTCTCGTTCCCTTTTCCGATCGGCTTTGGCAGGTCATCGCGCGGCGCGAGGTCCATCCAGCCGCGAACCTCGTCCTGGTGCAGCCAGGGCTGCTGGTTGTTGACCGACAGGCCCTTGGCGAAGAACTCGGCCTGGTCCTTCATGCTGCCCCGCAAGAGGGCCGCCGCATTGAACTTGGCGTAATACTCGTCCTGTTCGCGGTCGCTGAGCAGGCAGCGCCAGATCGCCTGCTCCCAGGCCTCGAACCAAGGATTGAGACCGTACCGGACGAACATCTGGCCCAGGACGTCGATGCCGGAACCCCAGGACGTGTCGTCGACCATCAGCAGCGGACGCGGCACACCGAAGACCCGCGCCACTTCCTCTACCTGGTGGCCACGCATCTCGTGGTGCTGGCTGCCTTGGGCAGTCTGCGAGAAGGGATGGGCTTCCATTCCCTCCTCGGTGATCAGCCACCGGTGGGCGTTTGCGGCACCCTCCCGCTCTTCCATGCTGGCCTTCAGCCGCTCATAGGCTTCCTGCGAGAGCTTCTTGCCCTGCGCCATCCGCAGTTCGCCACCGACGATCATGCCGTTTCGGAACAGGCGGGCGGCGGCGCGCTCGATCTGCAACGCCAAGCCGATCGCTTCGGCTGCCTGTTTCAGCAGGGACCGGCCGCGCAGCCCGTCGGTCGTGAACCCCCGCAGGTGGAACACGTCGCGGGCAGGCAGTGTCCGTTGCCCACCGTTCTTGGGCGTGAACTTGTAAACGACCGACAGATCATCCCGCTGCTCGACCACCGTTCGGCGTGGATCCATCGGCAGGAGGCCAATCACCTGGTCGCCCCGACGCACCTTGGCCGCGAAGGCATCGCCCTCGGTCAACGCCCAGGTCTGCATCAGCTGCCGAAACTCGAACGCTGTCTGCCAGTCATTCGGCTTGCGGTGCAGCACCCGGAACAGCGGGTGGTCCGTCGCCTTCTCCAGCTGCTGTCCGTCCCGGTGCAGGTGCAGCGGCAGCATGGCGATCGAGTACGAGATCAGCGACACGCACCGGAAGACCGCCGTGTTCTTCAACGCCGAGTCGGGCGTGACTGAGGCCCCGCTCTGCGTCACGCCTCCGTCGCGCAGGAATTGCAGCAGGTAGGGATCGCTGATGCCGTCGAAGAGTTGACCCTGATCCAGAGCCTGCGGCTGCGCAACCGGAACCGCACCGGTGCCGGCATCCCGACCCGAAAAGCCTAGCCAGCCAAGGATACCCATCACACCATCCTGATCCCGCGCGTCTCATAGACGGACGGGCCTTGGGCTTCAGGATTGCCCGACATCAACATCGAGGCGTTGAAGGTCGCCATCAGGGCGTCGATCTTCGCGCTTCCGGCTACCTGCTTTGTCACGACGTATATGCTTCCCTTGAGCTCTGTTTTGGCGTTGCCGACGTTCCACGCCATCATTTCGCTGGCTCCGTGCGCCATCCTGCCGTCCTTAAGCCGGCGGGGCAGGCTCACGACTGCCTGCTGCAGCTTCCAGCCCTGCCCGATGCTGATCCAGCGGCTCTCGTCGAAGCCCGCGAGATCGAGGCCGTCCAGCAGTTCGTCGATGCCGGCAGCGTCCAACCCGATTGCTGGGCTCTCCGTGGGCAGCAGGCTCGCCTCCTCAAGCCGCTCGATGATCGCAACGGCGCCGGCGACATCGTCTCCCACAGCCTTGCAGCGTGTCAGATCGCCCGCCTTCTCGAAGTCCAGCAGGCGCGGCGCGATGTCCTTGCGCTGCTCGAAGACCTCGTCGAAGGCCCAGACGTGCGCCCAGTGAAGCCACTTTCGCGTCTCGCGCTCTCGGCCGATTACGGCCAAGCCGAAGAGGTCATCCAGGCCGCCGCCGTCCACCCCGACGACGCAGACCTCGGACCGCTCGATCAGAGCGTCCAGCGTCAGCGTCCTGTCGCCGCATTTCGTCCAGTGATCTGCCCCAGGCCACCGGTTGGCATGCAGCCCCAGCCCGATCTCGATGTTGAGGTGCTGGGAGGCCCAGCGGATTTCCTCTTCGATCCCCTTTTCAACCGCGCCCTGGTAGTCCTGCACCAGGCGGTCGATAGTCACCGACCGCCCGAGATTGGGCAGGACCATCGGCCAGACCTTCGGATCACGCCAGACCTTGGCCTCGGACCGCTGCATCTCCTCCGGGAACTCGTAGAGGATCGGCAGCATGCGCACGCCGTTGGTGATCGAGCCGTCCCGCACCCCGCGGGCATACTGCAGCTCGGCCTTGAACACGCCGGCCGGCGCGATCTCCGACTGCGTGGTGATGATGATCAGCAGGCTTTCATCATTAGTGATCATCCCGCCCCTGATCTGCCCGATCACGCGAGAGGCGTGGTTCATCTCGGCCATCAGGTGCAGCTCGTCAATGATCGCGAAGGCCGGGATGGAGCCGGTCACAACCTTCGGGTCGAAGCTCTTGATCTTCAGCTTGGCGTTCATGCGAACGCCGGTCTCCTCGTCCTTGTGCAGGTCGAGGATAGTCTTCTTGTGCTCGATGACCTTGAAGCGTTTGCGCAGGTAGGGATCGGCATCGATCATACCGGCCGCCTGCGCAAAGCACTTCTCGGCCACTTCCTGCGTCGGCCCGATGATCACGCCATCGATGTTCGGGCGGCAATTCATCAGGAGCGCAATCAGCCCCAGGGCCGCCGCATTGGTCGTCTTTGAGTTCTTCTTCGGGATGAGGTTGAAGATCTCACCCACGAAGCGCTTGCCAGTTACCGGGTCGATCGAGCCGAAGGCGGCCCGCACGATATCCCGGATCCAGTCGCCCCCTGCCTCCGCCATTGTCGGCTGGCCCGGGATGTCCGGCACCCGCAGCAGGTTGAACAGATCGACAGCCGCATTCGCGACCACATCATCAAGCGGTAGAGCCGGGATAGGCGTCTGTCCCTGGCGCAGCTTGTCGGCCCAGTCCGGGCAGGCAAAGGACACGCCGTCGAGCGGCATCAGTGTCGGCCCTTCAACCGGCTGAAGATGTCGCCGTAATTGTCGGGCACCTTCTGCGCCTCCAGGACGGCCTGCTCTTTCTTGCCGAGCGGAGCGTCCTGCGCAGGGTCGTCGTCGTCCTCCTCGACCGCGCCACGATTGCGCGGCGCCGTCGGCGCGGTGTCCTCGTAGCGATCGAGAAGGACCTTGACCGAAGGCACGTGCCCCTCACGGGCGCGACGGTGCAGGATGTCCAGCATCTCGCCGACCATGAAGACCCGGCCCGAAGACAGCTCACGGGAAAAATGCTTGCGCAACGTCTTCGGATCGATCCCCATATCCTCAGCGATCATCTCGTGCGTCCAGCCGTCAGCCGCACGGCGCGACACAAACGCTTGGTTTTCCTTGTCTTTCTTGAACGACTTGCGGCCGCGACGATCCCGCATCGGCGACAGCGGCTGGCCGAACAGGTCAACCTCCTGTCCGGCCGGGGAATTTTCGTGATCCACAGGAAAAAAATCTCCGACTGAGGGGGACGCGGGTCCGGGCCGGACAGGCCCTCTGACTTTCGACCCACCCCCCCTTTCCGGGGTCCGAGGGGCCGATCTGCCCGGTTTTCGGGCATTTCAGGCCGATCCGCGTCGATTTCGAGGCCGGATCGAGGTGAACCGCTGGATTTTCGGGGGTGCCGCGCCCGACCCGCGGGATCAGGCGGGCGGCTGCCCGACTTCGAGCATCACAGGCGGGTGCTGGGTACCGATCACCCGCAGATGCACCGAGGCGCCCGCGTTGAGGCGGGCTAGTTCGTCCGGCGTCGGCTGCCATGCCGACACCATGGCCGGGGTGCCCTCGCCTGTGACGGCACAGTTCATCACCTCGTCGCGCAACGGCAGGCCCAGATAGCCCTGCGACTTGCCGATGATGCGGGTCACACCCTCAATCGCCGCGATAAGCATTGGCCCTCTCCTCTCGCTGCTTGTGCCGGTTGTGGCAGTCGGCGCACATGCACTGGACGTTAGTCCGGTCGAAGAATAGCTCACGGTTTCCACGGTGCGGGCGCTTGTGGTCCCCGACCAGGTTCGCGCTGTCATAGACCAGCCCGCACCGGACGCAGGTGAAGTAGGCCGAGACCAGGGCTTCCCATCGGATCGCCCGCCACTCTGCCGTCTTGTACCAGGCGCGCCAGGTATCAACACGATCCCGCGCCCTACCCGGCCCAAGACCAGACTGGCCGCGCGGCTTCAGTTGCCGCCCGCGCGGTGCGAGCTGCTTCATCCGTGCCATGCGATGTCCTGAGATAGGAAGCGCCCGCGAGGGCATCTGATCCCTGCGGGCGCAATTCCGGATAATAGTGATTCTGTTCTCACAGAGCGCCCTAAGGCGTCAAGAACTTTTTCTAACCCCGATAACCGATCATGGCATCCAGCGTCCCGCTGAGAGCCTCCAGTGCGGCCTTGCTGTTGCGCCCATTGTCCTGCCAATCGAACAGCACGAGCGCCTGCTTGATGGTCTTGCCCTTGAGACACACAGCATCGACCAGATCGCGCCGCGTGAAGATGTGCGGGGCGCGTTCGCCGGGCTGCAGATGACGGTGGCGCTGCGATGGCCGGACACGACGGAGCACGATCGCCGGGCCGATGCCAATGCGGCGGCGCATGCCTTCCAGCTCGGCAGAGAATTCTATGCGCCGATCCATCCAGTCGCGCCCCGCCCCGCCGCCGAACGACGACTGAAGGCTGGACAGCTTTGTGCCGTCTGCGGTCAGCAGCTCGACAAGGTCATGATAACGCCGGCCGACCGCGATCTGGCCCGGCGTCAGGGGCACAGGCCGCTTGGCACGCAGAGCGGCGGCGATCATGGCGTCGAACACATCCGCCCGCCGGATAGCGGCGCGGCCACCGAAACCCCGATGGACGGCCTCAACCTTGTCCGTCCCAACCGGCAGAAGTTCGATGTTGCGCTGCAGGACAAAGCCGCCCCTGGCAGGAGAAGGGGCAATGTCAGGACCGCATTCTTCCGGGATAGCCGCTGCAGCTTTGATCGCATGCAAACGAAGGGCCTCGGTCTTTTCAAACTGCTTGGCAGAAATCAACATCTTGTGGCCCTGTTCTTTCATTATTCTATCCGTTGTTTTCTTACGTTTCAGTTCAGGGACCATAGGGAGGATGGCAGAGATAAAGGGAGGTTAGAGGGAGGATGGTTAGGGAAGATAAAGGGAGAAAGATCAGAGAGTTGAGATGGTTAGGGAGGATAGGGATGATAATTCCCAACCACCGCACATGAGAGGCTTTCCCCCTGACCCCCTACTGACGCGCGCGCGCATGTGCGGAGGTCGGCATTTATGCTCCCCATGCTCCCTATACTCCCCATCCGCCCCCTAACCCCGTGATTTTTCAAGACCGGCCCCCGCACCCCATATCATCCCCAACCTCCCCGTAGGGACGATGATCCTCCCTGATCGCAGCAAGCGAGAGAGGGGTGCGGGGATCCTCAAGGGCACGGTATAAGGCTGGCCAGTAGCAGCGGCAGGCATCCTCCCTCGAGGACCGGACAATTTCCTCGGCCGATACTGTCGTAGATTGACTCCAAGCCTGCTTGCGTAACGCTGCAGGACGTTTGGATAAAAGGGAGGGAATCATGTCCGACGCAGCACGATCTGGCCAGTTTCTAGGCCAGCGGATGGGAGAGAAACAGGTCCATGAGCTTATGGGCCTCGCGCGCGGTCTTCTGGCTGATGGATCTCTGAACGACGACGAGATCAATTTCCTGCACCGCTGGCTTGCCGCCAACGACAGCGCAAGGGCCAATCCTCTGGTTTCTCGGCTGGTGGCCCGATTGGATGCTGCGCTGGCGGATGGAGTGATTGATGCCGAGGAACGTGCAGATCTCGTTTCAACTATGCAGGCCCTGACTCTTAATGACTTCGAACTTGGCGAGGTGCTGAAATCTTCGACTCTTCCGCTGTGCGATCCGCTTCCAACTATGGAACATGCGGGCAAGCGCCTATGCTTTACTGGCACCTTCACCTTTGGAACCCGCAAGGAATGCGAGGCGGCGGCATCAGCCTTGGGAGCTATCTGCGGATCGCTGACGCAAAAGACTGGGTATCTTGTCATAGGCGAATATGCGACTGAGTCATGGAAGCATTCGTCTTTCGGCAACAAGATCATGCAGGCAGTCGAATGGCGTGATGCGGGGCTTCCGATCCGCATCGTTTCCGAGCAACATTGGCGTCGCCATCTAGGCTGATCAGCCATTCCGAGCGCCCTTCCAGTTCACCCGGCCCGAGGTCGCGTCGATTGGCAGGTCGCGATAGAAGACGTCGCTGAAGCGGATGCCGTCATAGCGCATGATCCCGCTCGACTTGCGATCGGTGAATCCTTTCCCCGTGACGGCACTTCGCCAGGTGCGGGACTTGTCCTTCAGCCGCAGGCTGATGGTGCGGTCCTTCCACTGGCCCTCGCCTCTCTGGTCCATCCAGAAGTTGAAAGCCAGCACCAGGTCCTTCGTGGGCAGGCTGTCGGTTGACTCGCCCGTCACGACGCAGGCGCTGTCCAGGAACAGCCCGATCGGATCGGATTGCTCCCGATACTCGCGGGTGGCGTCCAGGACGGCTAAGGGCTCGCGCAAGCCGCCCTCGAGGTAATCCAGCAGCCCCTCGATCAGCCAGTTGAAGATGCCCGACCGTTCCGCCCACAGCTTCTCGCCAAGGGCGGGATCGCGTTCGGCCTTCGGGATCTGGACATCGAAGGGAACCAGCAGCACCCGCCGCCAGATGCCGTCATCGAGGCCGCGGATGTCAGGCTTGTGGTTGCCGCTGATCGTAAGCTTGAAATGCGGCTTGATCTCGAAGAAGTCCTTGTTGAGCGCGCGCACCAGGATCGGCTCGCCGCCGGTCAGTTCCTTGATCAGCCCTTCCTGCAGCTTCTCGCCCTCCTCGGGCTCAGAGGCGCGCACGAAGCGGGCACCGACAAGCGGGATGAGGTCAGGGGTGGCATCGCCGCCGCCGCGCCGGTTTCGCCCGGTCAGCGACTCGATCTTGGCCGTGCTGGCATAGTCGCCCATGATGCGGGCGATCAGGTCCACCAGAAGCGACTTCCCGTTGCCGCCGCCGCCGTGGAAGAAGCACAGCTTCTGTTCGCCGGTCAGGGCTGTCATCGAAAGCCCGAACCACCGCTTCAGGAAGCCCCGCATCTCCGGGTCCGGCATGATCCGGTTAAGGGTTTTTTCAAAGAGGTGGCGCTCGGCATCCGGCTCATAGCGCACCGGCATCATCTTGGTCATCAGCTGGTCGCGGGCATGGTCCAGGTGTTCGACCTCGGCCATGCGGCTGTAGCCCTCGCCCGGCCCGCCTGACACGGTAAACCGCAGAACGCCGCTTTCGCAGTTCACGTCCAGAACGGCCGCGTCAAGCAGCTCGAGCTTGCGGGACAGATCGACCGTTGATTCCTTCATGGCCGCGTCGATCTTGCCGCTGTTGCCCGACGACTTGGCGAACTTGCGATGCTCGCCCTTCTTTGACGACAGCAGCCGCTTCGTCGCCTCAATCTGGTGCAGCTTGGATTCGAGCTTGTCGCGTTCGGCCCGGGCTTCCTCGACCCCCTCGCCGCCGGCGTCGATCAGGTCTTCGACCTCGCGCAACCGGACGCGGACCTGGGGCGCTTCCGCCAGAAGCAGGTTCTGCCATTCGTCGAGGGCGAGATGCGGGATCTCCTTCTCGATCAGCCCGCCCAGCTGCTGGGCGTGGCGGCGTACCTCGATCTCGTCCGGATCCTGCTCCCACCGCTGACCGGACCAGACGAACCAGCCCACACGCGGCACGTAGATCACATCATCGCCGAAGTGCCGAACGAACCGCTGCCCGTTGCCGAAGTCGTTCAGCGGCAGGCTGGCGCATTCGCGGGGCAGATCGTCGCCCTCGGCATCAGGGGGTGCGGGGGATCCGTCATCCGGGCCGCGATCGTCAGGCTGCGGACCGGGATCGCTGCCATCATCTGCAGGCACGTCCATCCCGTCCGGCAGATCGATGCTTTCCGGCTCGGCCATGATGGCCCGGATCTCTTCAATTCCATCAGTCATTGGCCGATACGCTTTCCGTGCCGAGGGCGGCGCCCATCAGCAGATCATTCATGTCCTTCCCCTCGCCGGGGTGGACGATGCTGGCTTTCAGGCCGGGGCGCAGCGCCATGGCCCGGCGCAAGCCGGCAAGCAGCTTGGCGCGGGTCAACCGAGGTTCGCTGTCCCCGTCTTGGATGAAGATCAGGTGCCGCACCCATGCGGGCGGCACGAAGGCATCCTTGTCCGTCATATCGGGGATGCCGGCATAGCGCTGACCCCGCCCCAATTGGCGCTGACCGGCCATGTTGCCCAAGTCTACGCCGGCCCAATACGCCGTGCCGGACATGGGCGCGCCCCGAAGGGCGGACAGAGTGGATTCGATCCCTTCGCCCATGACCATGGTGTCGGCGCCGCGCGGGGTGAAGAGGTGGATCGCCCCACCCTTTTTTGAGCCATAAACCTTCTTGGTGGAAACCGTTTCCCCATCTTTGAACGGGTGGCGGATGACGGGCCTGCCCTTGCGCTGCGACAGGTCGATCCAGGTGCGATGCACACCGGTAAGTTGGCCGTCTGGACCATGGATCGCCGACAGCATCGCCGGACCCTCGTGCACCGTCTGGAATTCGTTCTGTCGGTTGGGCAGCGGCACGACCAGGCGCGCGGAAGGCTCGAACCGGCACCAGGAGGGCATAGGAATACCGGCCCGGGGCGGCAACCTGCGAAGCGTCAGGTAATCAACGACAACGGTATCATCCGAAGGCTGCGATGCGTCCCAAATCGCCCGGGCCCGCTTGATCGCCTCGAGACGGTGCCGATCGGCGTCTGCTTCGCGCTTGCGCTTGTTCTCTTCCTCACGGCGCCGGGCCGCCGCGCGCTGCTCCGGCGTCAGCTGCTGGGCCGGTCCGACCAGCCATTCGAGTGCAGCCGGAAAGTCCATGCCCAACACCAGCTGCACCAGGGCGATCTGGTCGCCCTTCGCACCGCAGACCCGGCAATTGAAGATCTGCTTCTGCAGGTTGATGCCGAACCGGTCTGTCCCACCGCAGCCGGCGCCGGGGCAAGGGCCGACGAGTTCACCGCTGGTGCGCACCAGACCGCCGATCTGCAGGCGATCGACCAGACTGGCCATGGGGATGCGGTGTGCGTCAGCAATGCGGGGATCGGCCTCGCGCATCAGAGGCGGGCCTTCTGCTGCAGCAGGCCCAAGGCCTTCGAGAGGCGGCGTCGTATATCCTGTGTGGCTGTGGATTTGGTGGCGCGGCAGGGGCAGTCTGCCAGGCAGACGCGCAACCCGTGAACTTCGGAGAGCGGGACGCGGATCACGGCGAATCCTTCCTCGATCCGAACGGTCGGCAACGGCTTCTGTTCTTCGATCGCAACCATGATCAGCCTTCGATATCGGCGCGGCCGGTCGGCATGGGCCAGCAAGCACGGATGACGGCCATGAACAGCTGTTCGCCCGCCTTCTGAAGGATCGAGGGGTTGCGGCGGGCCAGCGGGAAGGTGTCGGCGAAGTGCTTGACGGCAATCTGCATGGGGTCGTCGGCCGCAAAGGTCTCCCCGACAGCAATCACCGTATGACCCAGAACTTCCGGATCCGGCTCTCCCAGTTTGGACTTCATGGCAAGGCCGAGGGCGATCATCAGGGCCGCCTGCTTTCGTCTGTCATGTGCCATGGAAACGATCCCTTGTTCGTGATGTGCAGGGCGCCCAGAGGGAGGAGAGGCGCCCTGCACGACCGCCCGTGTCGGGACAGGCGGATGCGGAATAAAAAGGGCGGGACGGCGGACATTGCCGCCCCGCCAGTTACCGGCGGACAGGCAATGTCCCACACGGCAAAGATAGGTGCCCCGCCGCCCCAAGACGGCTCTCGGCCGGGCCAGCCGCAGGTTCCGCGATCAGGGATGTACGGTCCCGCCCGAGGCGGGCCCCAATCGCAGCGGGTTGAGGCCAGGTGCTGCGCCCCGACCATGTACCCCCGCCCCGGGCAACCTGAGACCCGTGTGCCATCAGCCGCCCCGCATGATCCGCTCGTACTCCGGCAGGCTGGCCTGCGCGAAATCGACATGGTCACCGGACGGGCGATGCATCCCTTCGCGCCAGTTGCAGGCGCAGGGCAGCGTCACGCTGAAATGCTCCGCGCAGTCCTCGGCGGTCCGGAAGCTGGCAATCATCAGCATCGACCACCGGCGCAGGAAGTCCTCGCGATCCGGGCGCCGCGCATGGGCGCGGCGCATCGCAGCGGAACTGCGGCCCCGGCCGCCAGGTGGAGGGGTCAAGGACATTTGCGCGGGCCTACCGCTATGCCGCGTCAGAGGCGCGGTTTTAAGAGGGATTGTCATGAGTACACTCTTGGTTGGGGTTGCTGGTCGAAATGGCCGCTTGAGGCATGGTGACCCAGGTCTCGAAGTCCACGGCCCCGCTGGTCGCCCGCTTGATTCGAGCAGCCAGTTCGATGCTCGGGGTCGCGAGACCCCTGACGAGGCGAGAGATGGTCGCCTGCGTCACACCGATTTCTGCGGCAAAATCTTCCTGCCGCGTATTTGTGTCGTCGAGGTAGGAGCGAAGGGTCATCATGGCTAGATATATACGTGTCAGGTATATACGGGTCAAGAATAAATATGCCCGGCGCTTATTCGACAGAACTTCGCTTAAGAAGCACTATCATTTCATGAACAACATTGCGCAAATCCGGAAGGTCAGAGGCCTCAGGCAGAACGACCTGGCTGAGATGGTGGGCGTTACCCAGCCTCACATCTCACGTATTGAAAAAGGCGACGAGGGGCCGCCCCTTTCGCTATTCCGCACCATCGCTGATGCACTGAACGTCCCTCTCGCTGCTCTGTTTTCAGACGAGCGAGCCGAGGCCGAACAAATGCTTATCGACGCCTTCCGCACGCTGCCCTCTGGGCGTCGCGAGGGATGGCTTGAGATGGCTCGCCTGATTCAGTCCGAAGCGAAAGCAGCTGATCAAGAAGACGATCGAAGTCGCGGTCAGGCAGACTAGCAACGATCTGAGCGAACTCGGCTACGTCTCTCTCTGGCATTTTCACTCCTCAGGCTTCAATAGAACATTAGGCGAACATTTGCCTGTGTGACAACCCTTGGCGGGTAAGACCTCTGTCGCAGCACCTGTTCCTTTGGACAGCCACATACGCGTCAAGCATATTTATACTTGACGCGTATATACCCTGCAAGCATATTTGGCCCATCGCAACCCGATGGAGCCCCGCGCTATGCGCCCCACCCTCACCGTCTCGCTTCCCGATGCGCATGCGGCCCTGACCGATGCCATCGCCCTTGTTTCCACCCCTGACATCGCTGCCCGCGCGCCGGTCTCGATCCGCCGCCTCGCCTGGGCGATCGTCGCCAGCCGCCATGGCCTCCAGGTCACGCAGCGCCACCGCCCGGCCAACTCCAGCGGAGGGCCGCGCTGATGCGCCCCGCCACGATGGCCTTGGCCTACCGCATCTGGGGTGACTGCCGCCTGCATGGCTGGGCCCGCACGGTGGCGGAGATCGCTGAAAGCCTGGGCGAGGATGCAGACCGGGTTCGCCGCGTCGCGCAACTCAAGGACTGGCTGCGCAGGATGCGGGCCACATCTGACCGCGATCGAGAGACGCCGCTGCTGACTGCGGACATCGACGCCCAGCTGGACCGCCTCGGCGGCGCCCGCCACTATGGCATCGAGGATCTGGCTGCATGATCCCGCCGATCGACATCACGCATGACACCCGCGACATCACCGGCTTGTGGCGTCGAATGACGGGCGATCAGGTCGACGCTGCAACCGCGCACCTGCGCAGCGGGCAGGTCATCACCGTCACAGTTTCCGGGCGCCGGCCCCTGGCAATGTGCCGGGCCGGCGCCTGCTTCCTCATCACCCCCCAAGCTGTCGCAGCCGTCGAATCCGAGGATCACGGCCGGCTGCACTGACCCTTCAAAAGGATTTGACCGCCATGACGCGCAGCTATCGCCCGTCCGACCACGACACGCACCGGACGTCCGTTCCAGGGCCGGACAGCCATTGGGCCTCCGTTCCAAGTCCGGACAGGCATCGGACCTCCGTTCCAATCGAGGGTTCCGAAGATAAGCCTCTGCCGATTGATCTGGCCGTCGCCCTCAACGACGATCCTGAGCCATGGCAGCAGCTGGCGCCTGCCTGTTGGGCGGCTGTCGTCGGCTTGGCCGTCGCGATCCTTGGCTCGTTCGCCATCCTGTGGGTGGTCTATGGGTGACCTCCGCATCATCATCGACGATCTGCGCGAGCGTCTGAACCAGCTGCCGAAGATCGATAGCCGCAGCGGCGAAGACGTGATGGACCAGCACCGTGTCCACCGTGCCGCCGCGCAGAAGCTGGGCGAGTACCTGACCGAGACCTACGGCGCCCTGGTGCGCGAACGGTCCGACGCGAACTCGATCACCATGAAGAAGATCCGGTCGTCCAGCACCGGCGGCCTGCATGGCGCATTCCGGAACTGGATCGCCGCTGCCGAGCGGAGGATTGAGCAGTGACCAAATCCCTCCGCCCTGTTTCCGATCTTGTGGATGCTTGGCTGCGCAAGCAGCACCCCGAAGGCCGGATCATTCACCCTGCAGATACTGTCGTCGAGTATCGGCTGGTGCCGGTCGAGTCTCTCGTGATCGACCGGCTCTATCAGCGCGCCCTTAGCGCCAAAGGCCGCAGCACAGTGGCTCGGATCATCTCGGATTTCTCCTGGCTGAAGTTCGGCGCGATTAGCGTTTCCCATCATGACGGCAAGCTTGCGGTCATTGATGGGCAGCATCGAGCAATCGCAGCGGCCGCGATCGGCATCAACCATGTCCCTGCCCTGGTCTCGCTGGCTGATGCATCGGGCGCAGCCGAAGCCGACGCATTTGTCGGGATTAACGATGTCAGAACCACTGTGACGCCGGTGGACAAGTTTCGGGCCAAGGTCGCGGCGGGCGATCCCCAGGCAGTGGAACTGGCCGACATCCTGCGTGAGCTGGATATCAGCACCGACATCGTGCCCGGCACGCCACTGCGGCCGCGCCAGACCCGATCGATCTCGGCACTCTACAAGCTGATCAAGGCGCACGGTCGAGGCATCGTGTTTACGTCGCTGGAAATTCTTTTGGATGGTCAGGAGGACAATCCTGAAGCCCTGTCCAGTCTGAACATCCAGGCTGTGGCCGAGGTCACCGAGCGCGTTGTGAAAGCGGGCGGTGACATCGATCGCCTCGCGCGGGTGATCGAGGAAACCGACTTCGACCCACTGGCCGAGTCGGCACGGCAGCTCAGGAAGATCAGCGGCGGGGCCATGAACTCGCACGCGGCAACCATGCTGATCCGCGCCTATGACAAGGGCTTGCGCAATTCCAAGCTGGGAAGTGCACCGGCATGATCCCGGCCGCCACCATCCCCCAGGTGCCGCAGATGCCCTGCACCGTAGACGAGGCCTGCTGGGTGGCGGGCACGGGCTTTCGAGTGATCGGCGACACTGGCGCCGCGTGCGCGGTCTTCGACTCGCCCTTGGCCGGAAAGATGCCCGTCGCCGATTGCGCCAGTCACCCGCTCCGCAGCCTGTTTCTCACGGGGACCTGCCCCGCTGAGGCGGGTGCAAGCCCTATGACCTTATCCGAGGTTCCGGCGGTCGCGGCCGTTCCGTTGCCCGCCACCGGAGCGCTCCTGGGAGGTGCTTTGGCCGTCGCAGTCATCGCCCGCCGCCTTGGCAACAACAAATCAGAAGGGAAATCGACATGAGCAAGTCGGCGAACGACCTTCCCATTCTTACGAATGACGAACGCCTCAAGCTGCAGGAGCTGCTTTGCACCCTTGCGCCGTTGATCGACGATCTCACCGAAGAGGCGACGGGGCAGTGCCTGCCCTTCATTCTGCTCACCTGGGACGGAAACGGCACCTTCCATGCCAGCAACGTAGACAAGGACTTCGCGAGCCAGGTCATGAGGATGCAGCTGGATCGGTGGAGCAAACAGCAGGACGTCCTGCCCACTATCGCGAGGCAGCACTGATGGCTAACCACCCCACGCTGCTCAGTGGCCTGATTGCCAGCATCCTCGCCGCCACCCTCGGCCGCCTGCGCCGCAAGCGCACCCTCACTTGGACCCGCACCAGCAGCGCCGAATTGCAGGCCGGGCCCTACAGCATCATCGACGAGCCGAACGTGCCCGAGGTCTGGGTCGTGATGGATCGTCGCGTGGTGTCGGAACATGACAGCAAGCGACAGGCCAAAGCTTGGTGCGAGCGGCACGCCAGCGAGGCGCGCCATGGCTGACCGCCCCATCCTGTTCAGCGGGCCGATGGTCCGCGCCATCCTCGAAGGCCGCAAGACGCAGACGCGGCGGGTGTTGAAGCTGCCGAAGCAAAAGACCCTGCGCGGGGAATGGGAAGCGACCACGATTGGCGGTCCCGGCGTGTGCTTGAAGGACGGCACTCCGGTCCCGGAACGCGCAGCGATCTGGCACACGCAGACCGGCTATTGCATGTCACCAGGATATGCCCCCGGCGACCGCCTTTGGGTTCGTGAAACCTGGGCAAAGGTAGGCGACGAGGCCGACGACATTCACGCCTGCCCCGATCTGCGCATCCACGCTTACTACCGCGCCGATGCGGTGGACCCGGAGCGGCAACGCTGGCGCCCCTCAATCCACATGCCCCGCTGGGCCAGCCGCCTGACGCTGACCGTGACCGATGTGCGCGTGCAGCGGTTGCAGGACATCAGCGAGGATGATGCGCGGGCGGAGGGATGCCCCTGCCAGACCGACGAGGAACTGGCTGGCATGGAGGCACACGGCTGGTTCCGCGACCTGTGGGACGGCCTGAACAAATCGCGCGGCTTCGGCTGGGGCACCAACCCTTGGGTCTGTGCGGTCTCATTCTCGGTCCAGAAGATTAACATCGATCAGTTGGAGGCAGCATGAGCCAGCTCAGCTTTGCTGAAGCTTCGCAGCTCCAGCGCGTCCAGATGATTGAGGAAGCTCTGGAAAAGGTACTCGATCGAGGTCCTGAGATGTCGGTCGAAAGCTTCCGATCTGGCGAGCCGATGCATGTCTGGGTGCTTACGCGACCAGGTCGCGATCAACGGACCGGCTACGACCTGAACCAGATGGCCCGCGAGATCGAGGCCCTGCTGCCATGACCCCGCTGCAGCAGTTCATTGCCCTCCGTCCGTTCGGCGGCTTCGACATGATCATGGCCGATCCGCCATGGCTCTATCAGCTGAGGTCGGAGAAGGGCGAAGAGAAGGCACCCCAGGCCCAGTACGCCTGCATGACGCTCGATGAGATCGCGGCCCTGCCCGTCTCTGCCCTTGCGGCCGATGATGCGGTGCTGTGGCTATGGGCGACCAACCCGCTGCTGCGCGATGCCTTCAAGATCATCGATGCCTGGGGCTTCCAATTCAAGACGGCTGGCCACTGGGTGAAGACGACGAAGAACGACAAGCTCAACTTCGGCACGGGCTACATCCTGCGCTGCGCCGGCGAGCCCTTCTTGATCGCCACCCGGGGCACACCGAAGACCACGAAGAGCACCAGGTCCGTCATCATGGGCCGGATCCGCGAGCACAGCCGCAAGCCTGAGGAAGCCTTCGCCGCGGCCGAGCAGCTGATGCCCGACGCCCGGCGGATCGAGGTCTTCAGCCGACAGAAGCGCCCCGGTTGGGTGAACTGGGGAAACGAAGCTGAAAAGTTTGGGAGCATCGATGGCACGGGTTGATATCTCTTACGCACCGCGCCTCCTGCCTACTCCGCAGGCCGCGGTCTACCTTGGCGTTAGCGAGACGAAGCTGCGCAGCCTGCCGATCCCCAGGACAATCCTGGATGGCAAGCGTCTATACGATCGGCTTGCTTTGGACGAATATGCCTCGGGCCTTCCCCGAGAGGGCGACGAGCCAGAGGCGAACACATGCGACGCGATCTTAAAGGCAATGCGGTGAAGCTTAAGCACGTCAAGACGATCACGAAGGCGAGCGGCACACGGCTTCATTACCTTGCCGTGCCAGGCCACAAGATGGTGCGCTTACCCGACGGACCGAAAGACACGCCAGAGTTTCTGATGGCTTATGCGGCAGCAATGGCCTCAAAGAAACCCGTTCAGGGGGGGCCGAAGCACTCGCCTGGCAGCATTGCAGAAGCACTGTCGGTCTATCAGCAATGCCCAGCATTCCTAGACTTGGCGCAGGCCACGCGAGAGCAGCGCCGCCGTCAGATAGACAAGATCGCGAAAACATGGGGGGCCGCCAAGCTTGCCGACCTTCGTGAAACTCACATCGAGGCAGACTTGGCGAAGCTTTCCGGGCATCCCGCAAACAGCCGGCTGAAAGTCTGGCGGGGGTTCTGCGCGTGGGCCAAAGCAACGCGACGAATCAGCACCGACCCTACATCCGGCGTCGATAAACGGGCGACCAAGAAGTCCGATGGCCATACCCCTTGGACAGCAGCGGATATCGAGAAGTTTCGTCAGCATTGGCCCTTGGACACACCGCAGCGGCTGGCGATGGAACTCCTGTACTGGTTCGGCTGCCGCGCATCGGACGTTGTGCGGCTAGGTCCCGGCATGGTCGACCGCGAAGGCTGGCTGACCTTTCGGCAGAAGAAGACAGGGGGCGAGGTATCTGTACCGTTCAACCGCGCGCTTCCTGCCTTCGCCAGAGGCATGAAGACAGACCTGGACATGCTTAAAGAAGCTATCGCTGCCGCGCCCAAGCATATGACTTGGCTTGTGACACTTTACGGCGCTGCTCGGTCACATAAGGCTTTCAGCAGTTGGTTTGCCGAGGCGGCCGCAGCCGCCGGAGTGCAGGATGGCAAGTCCGCCCACGGCCTCCGCAAGGCACGAGCAGAATCACTTGCTGAAGCAGGCGCGACGACGCACCAGATCGCCGCGTGGACAGGACACGAAACCCTGTCCGAGGTACAGCGGTACGCAAAGGCCGCAGATCGGCGACGGGTCCTCTCGGGACCGGATGAAGAACAGGAATTGGAAACCGGTCTGGAAACTGGACTGGAAACCGCAATAAAATGAAGCGAAAACAATGGTCTTCAGAAGTACTGGCGATCCCGGAAGGAATCGAACCCTCAACCTGCCGATTAGAAGTCGGCTGCTCTATCCAGTTGAGCTACGGGACCGTCAGGGCGATCTTTTGCGGGATCGCGCGGTGATGCGCAAGTCACAGCGTGCGGGTCATGAAGACGCTGTTGGGATCCAGCCGATAGCTGCCGAAGGGCGGGCATTCGGCAAAGCCGCCGCGGGAATAAAGCGCGCGGGCTGCGGCAAAGCTGGGCTGGGCGCCGGTTTCCAGCGACAGGCGCGACAGGCCCACCCGCCGCGCGTGGTCGATCAGTCGGTCAAGCATCAGGCGCGACAGGCCGCTGCCCCGCGCCTCGGCCAGGACATGCATGGACTTGAGTTCTCCATGCGTCGGATCAAGGCGCTTCAGCGCGGCCATTCCTACTGCCGCGCCGTCCTGGCGCAGCACGAAGAAGTCGATGTCGGGCGAAACAAGGTCCTCGCGCGGCATCATGTGGATGGATTCGGGCGGAGTGTCCGCCTGCATGTCCGCCGTGTGCCGGTGAAACAGCAAGGCCAGATCATCGGCCAGCGGGGATTCCATGGCAAAGGAGGGGGTACGGGTCACGGTGGCCTCTTGACGATGGACCAT